ATCTTCGCTTGTCATCATATTAATATACCACATTTTAGGGTGGTTGTCAACCCTCTAATTGCCAACATTTGCACCTTGTGTGATGATAGTTCTTACCACTGTAAACCCAGGATTATTCCAGTCCACTTTCTTCTCACACTTCATATTCCATACACTGTGAGATACACAGGTCGTTTTTATACAACCTGATAGAATCACCAGTAGTAATAAACTAATACTAACCTTTTTCATTCCAGTCATAAATCTGATCTAATTTCACTTTTATTTCATCTGGTGACATATCTTTAAAGTCATCCAATCTAGTTATTAATTTTCTATAATCTCTGGTTTTCTCTCTAACTTTTTTTAACTTACTACGCTCTCTATCTAATTGATGTTCTAAATTAACTTTATTTTCACTTTTTACAATCGCTCTTTTTTGTCGCCACTGTCTTAATGATATATTGGCAGCTATCAATAGTAATACAGCCAAAGGGTCAAACACAAATATTAGTATCAGGATAACAATCCTAACAGCGTGGTCAAAGTTATCTTCAGCATTCTCACCATATATCAACTCTGCCACATATTTAATAGGTCCTACTTCGGCCTCTATCTTATCTTGTGATAGTTCTAATCCTGCCTTTTGATTTGTTAGTTCAGCAATCTTATCACTTGCCTCATTTATGGCTGTGTTTAAATCGTTACGTTCATTTTCTTGTTTTTTTCTTTCTTTAAGACCTCTGGTCACATATTCTTTATCAATATAGACCTCTAGTGCCTTGTCTAATAGATTTAGAGATTTCTCTGCTCGTTCTATTATTAAATTTTGTTGATTGATTTGTTTATCTAATAGTTCTATTTTAATATTATTACTAGATGTAGGTTTGACCTGGTCTAGGTGTGCTTTTGATAAGAAACCAAAGATACCCATAGAGGTAATAAAGATTAATATAATAATGGCACCAAATAGATACCCTTTTAATAACCTTGGTACATCACTATTCCAATTATGATACAACCAACTGGCCGCTACTAACTTACCAACTTCTAGTGCTGAACCCATAGCAATAATAGGTATTACGGCACCAGCAAATAGTGTTGCTAGACCAATGATTGAATAGCCAGCAGCTATAACAGATATAGATATGGCTGATAAAAATGTTAGTATCGTTAAAAACATTATTTGATTTTGTATTCTTTTCTAATTTTGGTTAATATGCTTTTGATTTTTGAAAAATAGTTTTTATCACTGGCGTAAGCGTCAAGTGTTTCTACTAGAATATATGGATCGGTTATACCATCTTCCCTTAATTGTCTGTACTTCTTATAAGCACTACCATTATTTAGTATAGTTATGTAGTTTAAAACACTATCACATTCATGTTGGTAAACTTTTACACCCCACTTTTTAGGGTTGTTTGAAGGCAACATATGTGGTTCTTTTAAATCATATGTTCTAATACCAAATAAGTTTTTACCAACTCTAGCAAATCTACTATTTCCCCAGCCACTTTCTAAAGCTGCCTGTGCTAATAAAAGTTCTACATTTACAGCATGTGTATCTGTAGTGGTGTGATTTATGTAATCAACACATTGTAAAACATTGGCTAAAAACTGTTGATTGTTTGTGTGTTCAAAGTCTGGTAAACTAGGTATACTTGCCTCTGCTCTAGCAGTTGTGTCTTTTACATAATACAAAAATGTACCTGTACAAAACATAACAACAACTATTGCCATTAATGTTTTTATTACATATCTCATTTAAGCCTCGCTATATATTCATATGATTGTATAGGTGACTCATCAACATTCTCATAAGCATAGTTCATCTTCTTTTGAAAAAACTCTAACTTATCTGTAAATGATTTAGCCGTGGCGAATATCTTTTCTGCTTGTTTTTCTGTATAGTTATTATGAATATCAATTACCCAATTGCCCTCATAATATACTTTACTTGTGCCCGACCTATTTGATGGTTTCACCAACTCTTTTAATTGTAGTAGTGCCTCACCAACTCTTGCTTTAATATAGGGATCTAACTCTTTTACTTTTCTCATACTTCACTCTCTCTTTCATTATAAATCAAGGCCGATCTTCTTTAGTTTTGGTCGGAAACTATAAAATACTTTATTATGATTTCCTGTGTCACCTAAATTGGCCATTTGATATAGGTGTACCATTTCGTGTCCTAATGTGTCTATAAAGTCTTTTTTATCTCTGTATGTTGGTAACATTTCTAGCCAGTATTGTACTGTACCTTTTCTTTTCCATGTCCATGCCGTAACTTGGCCATAACAGAATTTTTTAGACTTATCTTTGTAAATCTTTTTTATAAGAATTTCATTAAACGGAGATAGTTGGTTTTTAAATACAACTTTATTGATCATTTTAAAATAATGTTTAATATCTTTATATGTTGTTCTATACTTTGTTCTACTAGATAATTCTCTCTTTAATATTTTTTTGACTCTCTGATCTGACATTTTTCTCCCTTTTGATTAAGATAAAAAAAATCACTTACAATCATCCTGTATATCACTACCTTTTAATAAAGAACACTTATATTCTTTGTCTGCTTGTAATCTCATTTCAGCCAAAATACCATCTAATATAGCAGGTAAATAAGCCTGTATTATTTGTATTGACTCTAAAGCAAACTGGTGACCTAACTTAGCCATTTCGTTTTCTAACAACTTAGCAACGTCAGCGTTATCGCCATTTACTTTAGTTTGTATAATATGACCTATAACTGCCGTATTATAATCATCAGCTTTAACAGAGGTCATTAAACTTGTTAAAGTAAACCACATTGTTGCCAATATGATTGTTAATGTAATCAAGTATTTTTTCATAGTATATTCTCCTTATATTTATTGTTATAGAATACACCATTTTACGCTATAAGTCAAGCGTTTATTTTCGTTGGGAGGTAAGGGTTTTGGCATGGCCGGAGCGTGTCCGACCATGTGATTCGTCTGAATTACTTGGTAATTCTCATAAAGTTGTCGTCCCAGCCAAAGGTTTCTTTTACCACTTGCTCTGTTAGACCTTTATACGCTTTGTTTAATGTTTTATCTTTTACATTTATCATTAACTCAGCTTCTGTTTGATGTAAGCCTTCTAATAATTGTATAAACAAAGTTTCTTTTTTAGTTTTACTAATTGTATTATCGCCACCCTCTATAAAAAGGTATAATCTTCTATACTCATTTCTTAACATAGAGTGCTCTGTACCTACTGGTACATCATTCGCTATGTAAGGTGGTGTTCCTTCTGGTAATACAAACTTGATTTTAGGATCAAATCCTGCCTTTAAGATTGCTCTGATAGCTGGACTATCGTACTTTTTTAATACTTCAATCTTTTTAGGTTTATCTTTAGCGTTATTAATTTTAGTAAAGATTTCATGTACGGTTTCGCCTGAAGTACCTGATGTACTTGACATAGCCGCCATGGCTTGTTTACTAATTAAGTTAGGGTTTGCTTGTTCAGCCATTATTTACTCCATATATGTTTCAAAAGTCTGATATAACTTCTATCATTGACTTCATTTTATTATCAATAAAGTATGGTAACAGGAGCGACCTGTCTGGTACTTTATAGTCTTTGTATTTATTTATAATGTTTTCCTGTATCGTTAATGGTATCTGTGTTAGATCAATTAACTTCTTATTTCTGTTGTAGTTTTTTTTGGTTTCACTGCCTAATGGTATATTATCTAAATTAGACCATTCTTCTAATTTCTTTTTAGTAATAGGTGCCTGCCTACCACCTCTTACAAACTGGTCATCTGGACTTAGTATGTTAGGTACACCATCTGACCTGTCGCCTTTAATTATTTGTTCTCTTAAAAATTTTATAGGGTCTTCTTGTTCACCGATAAATGATTTTAAAAATGGTGACCATTGATACACATTACCATAGTGGTGTAACTGTATAAAATCCTTGTCGCCTGATACAATCAGGTATAAATTCTCTGTCTGTTGTTTACATAGTGTGGCTATAATATCATCTGCTTCACAGTTCTCAACATACATCATTACATAAGG